TTCTTTGGAAGAATCTATTCAATTTACCAGTATCCTTTAACCACCCCTTTCTAGTGATACTGTTTGATCCAATCAAATACTTTGAACTTATACCATCAACGGAAGAAATTAGACCCTTGTTTTGAGAAGATTGACCAATAATCAGATCATCAATTTTAAATGGTATTTTTGATCTTACTCTCAAATATTCATTTCTAAGATCATATGATTGTACAACACCTACATTATTATCTTGAGCAATAATCACCTCACCTGCTCTAAATGAATCTTTTTCTAGTTCAATATCAAATAATGGGAAGTAAGATTCTGGTGTTACAGTACCAAAAGAATCAAAACTATCAAAATTTCCTGGTTCTTCTCCAGGTTTTAAATACTCTGCCAAATTGTATGTAATTGTTGGGTTGTCTCCACCCAAATCTGGGTCTACTGCAGTTAATGTGAATAAAGCATACCCATAGTCTGCAGAATTAAATCCTTTGGGGTTAGATACTGATGTATCGGTATTTGTATTCTCAACAATTACTTTGTCCCCAACTTTGAATGGATAATCTGCAGTACTATTAAAAGTAACTGCAAAACCAATTACAACATTGTTACTACCACTATCATAAGAAATATCTTGAATTCTAACTCCATTTGGATTATTAACTGGAAGAATTTTTGGTGTTACATTGTAAAGACCAGTAGTATTTCTTACAATAGTTACCTCAGTATCGCCAATATTGTAATCAAGAGAAACTTCAGCATTTACTCTCCCAGTAAATCCATCAAGAACTACTAATTGTGGTGGAATGAAATAGTTTACACCTGGATTTGTAATCTTAATAGAATCAAATTTAGATAGAGGTTCAATTTTGTAGGTGTATGGGAATTGTGCAATAGGACGTAGAGTTTTATCTGGTGGATAATCAAATCCAATATCAGTTAGTACAACAGAATTTGCTTTTCCTATTGTTGTGCTGGTAGGTAAGAAGATTGCTCCTGTTCCACCCACACTAACAATTTTACTAACATTTGGAAGTGTTCTATATCCACGACCAATAGAATCCAATACAATTTTATCAACAGGTCCAATTGCAGTTGATGATGTAGTACTATAAGTTATTCTTGCCTCATTATTTGGATATAAGGACCTTTCTGGAGTTTCTCTAAGAGTATAATCAAAGCTAGTTGTAGTTACACCAGTAATACGTGTAGTAACATTGTATACACTATTAATAATTGATAACTTATTGGAATTTCTAATGTTAAACTTATCATTAATAATACCCAACTTGTCTTCAGATGCACCGTTATATTGAATTGGTGTTAGATTATAATAAAGATTATTTGGAACAGAATCACTGATAATTAATTCTAATTTTGCTCCTGGTTCACCAATAACTCCAGATCTTTTTACTGCAAATGTATTAACATTGGTTGGGACTTCTCCACCAAGGAAGTCAAAAGTTTGAACTATTTTTTCACCATAGAAAAATTCATCTGTTAACTCTTCATCAGAGTATAATGAGAAGTTAAATGCAGGTAAAGAATTTGCAGTAAGAGTTTGATCAGACAAATCAAATATAACTGTTGAATCTCTAACTCCAGTTATCTCTGGATTAATAGAACTAATTTTACCAAATGATTGAGTGCTAATATCAGTGATTTGAACATCTTTATCAGAAGAAATTACCTCATAGTAATAGTCTGATAAAGAAATTGTATTATCATCCAATTTAATTACATAATAAATTTTTGAATTAACTAATCCTTGTGGAGGAGATGCCGAGTTAAAGATTACTTTCTCACCATTTTTAAATCCATGATCAGGAATAGTAATAGTATTACTGTCAATATTAACATCAGAATCAATAAAATTCTTTGGATTAACGGTCATACGACGATTAAGATCATCGTATGCAATTGTTATTGATGTTTGAATACCAGAAATTACATTAATTGTAACTAAATCTGCATCTAAAAGTCCGTGCTCAACCTCAGTATGCATGGTTGCGGTCTTTTTGTAAACATCACCACTAATAGTTAATTCTTGATTTGTGGTGAAACTATGAATTTCTCCACCACCATAATCAGTAAATGTGTATAATTTTAATGGGTCAGATCCAACACCAACAAATCCACCAGTAGATCCTACGCCAACTCTTTGGGTGGATATACCAATAAAATTATTATCATATGCGGCAATATAAAGTTTCGCATCATTTTCCAGAGGGAACGTTGTTGATGCAATACTTACGCTAATTGCTGTTCCTCCAGATCCAACATTGTATGTAAGAAGATCGTTAGTCCTAAATCCATGACTTGGAAGATAAATTGTATTTACATTTGTGCGAATAATAGATTCTTGAGACAACCCAGTATTTGACAAATAAAGAAGTCCAGATTTAGTCTCAACTCTCGTAAGAGCTGTTCCTTGAGTACTATAATACGTACTCATCAAGACCCCTTGCTCTACTTGAGCACCCCAAACATATACTGTGGGGGAGCTATTCAAAGTAAGAGATTGTGTTCCAAGAGTACCAATTTTAAATGTATGTTGACCAGCATTGGTAAATGCCTGAAGTGAATATCTTCTCCAATCATTAGTTACAGTAACTTTTTGACTATGGTATGTTAGTCCATCGTCAAGGATCATATAAATCTCTTCCCCACCATTCTGTCCTCTCAAGAAAACAGATGCGACATGATCATCAGCGGATAAACCCACAGAGGAATACTGAAGACCAAATCCATCAGTATTACCTGTAGTTGCACCAAAAGATACTTTAGCTGCTTCTAAAGACCCATCAGGAGAAGATGCATTATAGTATGCAACACTTCCTGTTCCGACTCCAACAGTATAGTAATCCCATTGTGTACTGATACCAGTGGGAACAGGATCAGAATAAAGGAGAAAGTTTTCTGCAGGTATAATTACAGATTCTCTAGGATCAAAGTAATAAGTTCTATCTAATCTATACTCTGTAGATGTAGAGAACCCAGTATTAATTGTTAACTTTCTAGTCTGCTCTTTAAGATCTGATCCAGTAGTATGAACACCACTAATTCCATTAATTTCTCTTTGTACCTTTATTCTTGAATCTGAAGAGAATACATTCAATACTCTGATTAACTCAGAATCAATCAAATATAGGTCATTTACAGATAATGTTGGGAATGTTAGATTTCCAGATACATTAAAGTAAGTAACAATTCCAGATGCTGTAGCATCACCAATAGTATTTGAAAGTACTAATGTATTTGTAGTGACTCCGATTGGATAGGTTTTACCAAATTGAGTTGATAAAATATTAATATTTTGAATAGATACTATGTCTCCATCTTTGTATCCATGAGATGTGCTACCAAAACCAACAAATCTTCCATCACTCTTGAATGGAGAAAATTGGACATTTTCTAATATAAATTCATTATATTGAATATTATTAACTTTCTTACCACCCAGTGCTGAGATTTGTGCATATGCACCAGAACCTCCCGTATTTTGATTATCAAAGAAAATTTGGTCAGAAAGAGAATAGTTATCTCCAGAAGACACAACTACTAGATCAGTTACTTGTCCTGTACTAACATCTTCAACTTTAGTAAATCCTTCGGAGAAATCATCTGGTTGTAAGAATCCAGAATATCTTGTTCTTTTGTTGAGGAGCCCTAAGTGTCCAGTATACCTAATCCAAGAACTGTCATTAATGTTATAAAATAGTGTATTGGATAATCTATCAAAATTATAAGAAATTGGTTTAGACTTGTAACTATCTCCAATAACATATGGGAATACGGGTTTTCTATATCCGTTTAGTGGACCGCTAGATTCAATAGTAGAGTTAATAGTTGCAAAATATGCGTAAACACCATCTGGATATTCTGGAGTTTTACAATATCTTCCATTATGAATATCTAAATCTCCATTTCCAACATAGTTATAATCTTCTAAGAATATTCCCGCTGGGAATTGAGATGTAGGTGGTCTATTTGGTTTTAGATCTAAACTATAGCTAGATTGCAATCTTTTTATTGCACCACCCTCTTTGTCTGCATATCCATAAGGACCATAAATTGGATGACCATCATATGCCCAACCAATAATTGGAGAATGATACAAGACTGCATTAGTATCATTTTCAATGTCATCTCTATAAATTGTATTTCCATCAATATCAATTGATGTTGAAAGTACTTTACGTCTAAATTCTCTTCCAGGATATCCATGAACATATTGAAGACCCTTCTCTTGAGTGAGGGCACTAGTAACTATGCCATCATCTGGATTCAATTTCTCAGATTGTAAAATTCTTTCGATCGCATTGATTGACCACGAATTAATTTTTGCTCGGAACTGAGCACCAGAACCTGTTGGTACTACCTGTATGGCAGTATCAACTTGCTTATATCCAAATCCACCATCAATAATTATAACTTGTTCAATAACTCCATTCACAATTACTGGAGTTAAAATTGCACCAGATCCGCTTCCAAGTGCTTTAATCTCTGGAGGAGAATTGTATCCAGATCCTCCATTATTGACAATAATACCTATAATTCTTCCAGCAGAAGATACAATAGCACTTAGTTGTGCAAAAGATCCACTAGATAATGTAAATTGTGGTTGTCTATTGTAATTTAGAACATTTGGATCACCATAATCAGATCCATTTTCTTTCATAGAAACAGATATGATACTGCCAGTAAATACTGGTTCAATTTTTGCAAAAAAGTTTTGTCCCGAAGTTGTTGTAATACCAATAGGTGCTTCAAGACTAACTTGAATTGGTCTATACTTTATATTATGCGTACCTGTTCCACCATCAGTAAATTCTACAAATCTATTATTAATATAGTTATAGTCTGAGGGTAAAGTACTTCCAATACCAACAGATCTATATTCGGCAATTCTAAATGAATCTTTATCAATAACTCTTACATAATATTCTTTAGTTGAACTAATTCCTATAGGTAAAGTTCCTTCACTATCGATTATAACAATTTCTTTGTTTTGATATCCATGATTTGTATACTCAATGGTATTATTATATTTGTTTATATTACTCTCTTTAAAGAATACTGTTTTATTTGTATACCCCTCCCCAGGATTTACAACTTCAATAGAACTGATGACATTTTTCTTCTCAAAAGAAGTTATTTTTTGTAATCCATCACCATAAGCAGTAAGATTAATTGTATTTACTCCTACGATAGCATTTTCTAAAGTATTATGAAGTCGAATTGTAGTCGAATCAATTCTCTTAACATAGTAAATTGAATCATCAACTAAACCACCAATAGCACCCTGTTCTTCTCTAGAATAGATGACTTTCTCCAGGTCACGGAATTTATGATCAGTAGAGAATCCAATTGTATTATTGGAAATATCTACATTATCATATAGACTACCAGCATTAAATGTAACAGAGTGAACTATTTTTGCAATATTACATCTGGCTTCTGCAGATTTACCATTACCACCAGAGATAGTGACTTTTGGCTCTTCAACGTAATCAAAACCTTTACTGATTATATTAATTCTACTTAAAGATCCAGAAACATTGACGACTGCTTCTGCACCTGTACCAAAATTCGCACTTCCAGATCCAGTATTATCATCAATAGTAAGTACTGGTGGATTAATTACATCATAATTAGATTCTCCTGGTGCAGATACTTCAATTTCTTCAATTTGACCATAGTATAATGTATCTGAAGACTTATAGTTTAAAATTTCAACACCATTAATGAGCATTCCAACATTACCTGGAGAGGTAATTGCATCTTCTAGATTATCTGCTGGTTTTGGTGGAGAAAACTTTCTTATAATATCTTGTGATTGAAGTTTTTTGCCTTGGAATTTTAAAAGTTCAAATTTATTATTGAAAACTGTTCCAAAAACTTCAATAAAAATGCCACTTCTAATATTTGATCTAGATGTTGCTAATTTGATTGTAGATGAATTCTCTTTGTATACAAAATATTGACCCTCATTAATATTCAGACCAATATTGTTATTATATGAGTAGTATATTGCATCTCCAGTCGTATAAGCATTGGCACCAATATTAATGGACTCACCACTAAACTGACCACTAAAAGTAACAGAAAGATCTTCTACTGTGATTGGCGTATTATAATAATCTGCCAAGGATGATGCTACAACATAAGTATCTTCATCATCGACATAAACATTCTGCACATTAGCAGACATTATGTTCAATTCTGGGTTATTAATAGACTCTGTTTTAGATACACCTTTTCTGATAGTGTATTTTACTGTCGTTGTATTAATAACTGATGTTAAGTTAATATCAAACTCATATTCATCTGAAACTGCAATTACGAAGATATCATATTGATTTCCATCACTACCAGTAACTGTACCAATATCTCCTAGAGTAAAGATATGGGGATCAAAAGTTTTAACTCTATATTGAGCAGCACCATTTAACTTCAGTGCAACCTGAGTAAGCTCATCAATATCATATTCTGGAGTTGAGTTAATAATCCAGCTAGTATTTCTATATTCTTCACTATCTGTTCCCAGTGAAACGATTTCAATTTGATCATCGTTTTGATAGTAAAAGGAAGATTCTCTATCAAATTCAAGATCACCAAGAACACCTGTAACTTTTACTCTAACTTCGCTATCACCAACAGTTGCATATGCATAATCTGTAGTTGTGATATTTTGATTGAGTGCTAATGCAATTGGAGAAGTCAATCCAAAAAATTGGGTTGAACTTTTATATTCATACTCAACCTGATACTCAACATCATTGTCAAATACAACAAGAGTTCCAGAATCGTCAAAACTAAGAGTCGAATCTACGTCAATATAAGTTTGTCCGATAGATACTGGATTTGTTACTCTTGTTTTTGGGTGAACAGTGAAAACAAAAGTTTCAAGTTCTGGGTTGTAGTCTAAACTAAGTCTGAAATATTCTTCACCATCTCTAAAAATTTTCTCAACGTCAGTGATTGTACCAGCTGCTTTAGTGATTCTACTAGTAGCATCTTGATTCAGTGTTCTATTTACTAAGTCTTCTGGATTACCAAGAAGTCTCTCTACAACTAGATCTCTAGTAATTCTATAATCTGCATCTGATGGTTGAATGAGAAAATCTCTTGGCTTGACAATATTAACATCAACCCCATAAAGTAATTTAAATAAAACTTCAAATGAAGAGTTTGCGCCTTTTGCCGAGTAAAAATCTTTTAATTTTGCAACAGCAACTTTTTCATTGATTGCTTCAAAAAATTGAAGATCATCAAACCCAGGAGCGTATTGACGCTTATACTTTTTATATAATTCTGTTAAAAATAGAGAATTGAGATTAAATACGTCTACACCACTACTATGAATTCCTACTAAACTTCTCTCAAAGTCTGGAGGAACAGATTCTGAGGAATAATATGAGGTAATACCAGAAAATCCTCTAGAACAATCAACAAAACTTGTAGAAGTCTTTGTTTTATAATGAATTAGTTCATTATCAATTTTAATAAGACCATTTTTCTCTGGAAATCCGTAAGTATCTGTAACTCTAACAATATCTGTACTATAACCAACAGATTCTGTAGATTCTGTCTTATATACGAGTTCTGCTAACCTTTCTAGGTCAGTGTAAGTATCAATATTATTGATAATATCAAGAGGACCACCAGGATCTTCAAGAGTTCTATAGTAATCTACTAAAAACTCAACGAATTCTGGATACTGATCTCTAACGTACTGAGGAACTTGGTCCTGGACGAGATTCTTGATTTGAACTCTATTATGCATATCTTTATAACCTTACGTATGCGCCGTTTAAGTAGCTAGATGATACTATGTATTGAGATCCAGAGAGGTCTGCTCCAGAAGAAATAACATCAGAGACCATTTTTACTTCAGATGTAGTTGTGTCCAATTGTAAGTAAAGGTCTTGAAGTCCAATAACGTCGTTTGACTTTGGAATTACGGATACCTCCATAATATTATCGCCAAACCTAAGTTTAGATGTATTTGTAAAATTCAAAGCATTTAATTTAATTTCACCTCTCTCATAATCGACAATACCTACATTTTGTCTTACGATGATTGGTTGTGAGGATGCATTCAACTTAAACAAGAATACATTTCCAGTTAATCCGTCATTATTTGGAATATCACTGAAGTAAACTGTTCCTGCTATCCCCTCAATTTGAACTCCACTAGTTTTGAAATTGTATCCGCTTTGGTTCTTGATATGTATCTTATTACCAAAGCAAATTTCATTCTCACTGAATACATTTAGTGTGAGCTTTACGTCTCTTCTAATAGCAATTGAAGTGATATTAGAAGTAATAGCGGCAGATGTGTCATCAATAAGTTTTAAAAACTTACTGTATCTAAACCTAGAACCATATCTATTTAACTCATCAGAAGAAGCGTACTTTTCGATATTTTTTGATATCAAAGACTTGAGATTCTCTGCAGAACCAAGATTTTGGTTATAGTATACATTACTATAAAACTCAATATACAAGTATTTTAGATCAATAAATTCAGGTATAATTCCCGCTACAGCATACCTTCTCAAAAGAGTCTTAATATTATCTTTAACAATATTAGGTAAATATGAACCATTTTGTGGCTTTACCGTAATAAAGACTTTTCCATATCTTGGTGGAGACAATTCTTCACCACCAAACACCGATACAGATTCTGCTTCTGGATAAATTTGAGGAATTAGTGCTTCATAATCATTTGCAGTAACTGCTCTATTCTGAGAAGCATATACTCTTGGAGCAAGTTTCTTGATAGACTCCACAGATTCTATAGGAGCGCCGTATGCGGTGCCCTGGATCGTCTCTACGAGGGGTGAAGTGATCTTTATGGGTGATCCGTTGTTATCGACAAATCTACCCGTAAATGAGAACTTATTGATGCCGTTTGCACGCTCTCCATTCGTCACAATATATGTGACAATAATATAATTACCATTCTGTAGTTTACTTCCAAAACTACCATCACCAAAGATCAGTTCATATCTAGAATCTGCAATTTCATTGATGAAGAATACATCATCAGTTGCTTTGACAGTAGTTAAATTATCTGCTCTCTTATATACTCTCGTTACATTACTATTTCTACTCTCTCTTACTTCAACTCTAATTTGCTCCGTATCAATACGAGCATTTTGAAGGACAAACTTTTGATTTTTATTGTTTGAATCTACTGTAAAGGTATTTTGAACATATGCACCTTCGTAGATTGTAATGGAATCAAAAGACGCTGTGTTTGAACTTACAGGAACAGTGATATCTTCTGGAATAGTAAAAATATAGTTCTTTCCAGCATAACTTGCTGCTGAAGTTGCTACAATACCCTTCTTAAGTGTTACAGATACTGGATTAGTTGCAAAACTAGTGAGGTCTAAGTAAAAACTAATTACACCTCTTGCAGAAGTAACTGATCTGGGAATATAACCAAGATTTCTTGCCAAAGATACAACGTTCTCCCTCAAAGTTGCTCCATCAAGGAACACTTCATTGGTAAGCATATTAGCATTGTATGAGCTAATATACGTGTTGTATGCTAAAGTGTCTAATAAGACCGAAAAGTTAGACCCTTCAAAGTCATAGTCAGTAAAAGTACCATCTGCCCTCAGGTAACTTTTTATTGACTCTTTTATTTCTGTAAAATCTAGAGATGAGACGTTGACTAGTGACATTATCGTGTTGGTAGTAATACGAACTGTAACTGCTGTGCTGTTGCATCAATTCCTACAATCAGGTACTTAATGGTAACGTCCATTTGACCATCATCGTAGTTTGGAGTTACAACTACCTCCGTCAAGTCAACTCTTGGTTCATTGAGTTTAATAACAGATTCGATTTCATCTTTTAGTGTTCTTGCAGTAAAGAAGTCAATATTCTCAAATAACAGTCTATTTACAGCACACCCAAAATCTGGGTTAAAAAACTTCTCCCCCTGTATTGTTAGTACAAGATTCTGCACTGAACGGGATATAGCATACTCATTTTGCAAAGAAATTAAGTCCCGCGTCAAAGGATTTCTCTTTAACGTGAGACTTATATCTTTAAACCTGCGACTTACTCGCTCTAATGGCATGATATTTAGGAAAAGTGTACTTTTTTCAGTTATTTAGTACACTTGTTACACATTATTCGTGCCAACGTTCTACAAAATCATCAAATCCACCTACACCACCGCAGGGACGCTCTAAACGATCATCTGGAATTGGATAAAGTTCTTCTTTTTGCTTTGCACGGCGTCTTTTTTCTGCCAAAGCAAGGTATTTGTCACTATCAACCTCTGTAATTAGGGTCATCCCCTCTTCGATAAAGATTTCTCCTTTATCGACCTTGTGATAATTGCCCATTTTTGCTCCTGATTGGTTAAATCAGAACTTTTAGAGGGGTTGCTATCCCTTATTATCTTCTTCTTCTCTCTCTTTCGCTGTTTTCCAAAAATATTCGTCTTCTCGACCCATGCCAAGACGCTCAAAACCGTTCTCGACTGAGTAAAATTCGGTGGAAACCTTGAAATCTGGCATTTTTGGCTCCGCTGGAGTCAAACTATTGTCAAAAATACGTATTCTATTGTTTGGATAGAGTGCGTATTGTCCATTTTCAAGTTTAATAAGGTTGTGAGACTTATGCTCAGCGGGATTTTCGCTTGTTGCATAGTCAATCATATCACAATCTTGATGATAATTGTCTATTGTGCAGATATATGTACCTCTTTCAATGCCATAGTCTCTAGTATATAGTTCAAAGTCCATAGATCCAATGAACTGTTTATGAATTGATACAACTCCATAGTCCATACAGTTCCAAAACTGTAGATTTGGTAGATCCATATCAGGATCAGGAGTCTTTGGTTCCGAGAGAAACGCGCTAATTGGCAACTTATCATACATTGCCGCATATTCTGGTAAATATGTCTCAAAATAAAAAGCACGCCCAGGTATACTTTTACAAGATACCCAGACGCCCTTTACAAATTCACCATGACCAAATTTATGGTCGGTAAGATATTCTTTACGTACCCAAACCTCAACAGCAGGAAGGTTACAGATTAACGCTGCCATAGCAATAGTTCTTAACTATTACTATTTACATTATTACCGTCCTTGTCCACGATAACGCTTACGCTTAGCATTCCGAGAAGTCGCGGCATATTTTGTATGCTGTCCACTCCCCTGCCGAGTTTTTTTGGGTTGGGACTCAATGAAAGCGGTGCCCATCATGGACTTTTTGACTTTTGCCATAATTAATCAAGAATTGGTTCAAGTGTGATAAATGAAGGATTTATGGGTTCTCCTTCGTAATAACGCTCAGAGAGGTCTTGTAGGACCTCTGTGGACTCTTCCAGAGTGATTCCCTGGAAGAGCATCTCTCCATTATAACAGATGTTATAAAGGGTTTCCATCAGATAATACGCATCTTCTCGTGACCAACACGGATACGAGGGTCGCACCAGGTTTCGACACCAGCTTCCTTGGCATCAAGACAGAACGATACGTCTTCTCCGCACATATCCTGAACGCCACCAGATTCAAAAACTTGCATCTTAGGAGCGAACCAAGGATACTCAAGACGCTCAAAAACGCCCTTACGAATCAGTACCCATCCAAATCCAGTGTAGTCAACCGTGAAGGGTTTGCGACGTTTTGCCATGGACTCTACAGTCTCATGATTCATAACACCACCGTTCTTACGGAAGTCGTCTTCGTCCAACCAGTGTGCAACACTCGTAGTCATACCATCTTCAGTGGCATACCATCCCGCAGCAATTTCACGCTCTGCCTGAGGGTTACCATCCTTATCAGGACCAGGAACTGCGAGATCACACAGTTGCCAAAACTTCTCAGAGGTAAACACAATGTCATTATCAATCCACAGTTGATAATCATATTGCAACTTACCATCCCAGGGTACTTGCTTAGGACCACGCAGAACATTCGCCCCAAGCACTTTGCATCGTGCAAAGTTAACCATAGAGGAATAATCCTGAGAGATCTGAATGTTCATTCCGTTCTGTACCAGGTCAAATGCCAGTTGTACAAAACTCTTCAGAAATGTATAAGAGCAATTGCGACCAGGCAAGCAGAATACAATGCTCTTGCCTCGCATACGCTCTTTGATTGCCTGATAGTCCCAATCCTCTTTGGGCTTGGTAGGCGCTGCCGCCTTTACAGTGAATCCTTTTGCCATAGCTTAAAAGTTTTTTCAGTTCAATTCTAACAGTGTATGTATCTGATGTCAATACGAAGCGTCCGCTGTTACAGCATAATCAACTGTAAGCTCCTCATATGTGTATCGGGTCTGATCGATATTCCGCCACACAACCGCAAAGTCTTCTTCGTTTAACTTCGCATATTCTACTTTGTTCTCCGTATCGTAGATATGGTAGATTTTAGTATCCATTATTACTTAACTTGCTACAGAATTATATAGCACCACAATGAGAACTCCCAGGGCGGTTAGTACTACCTTCGGATGACGAGCAATCCAATAAGTCAGAATGACTCTCCACATATTCCAATAAGGAGTCTTCCGCCGCATTTTAAGAATTCTCATTGACCTTATTATAACACCCTTTTGCTCGAAAAATTTTGGGCGGAATTTTTTTTATGAACTCGAAATCACTCACTCGAATTGTCACCTCTGTAGGTTAGGGTAGTGACCCATTTTTAATCGGGGGGGGGCAAGGGTAACACATAAGGATATCTTATCATACGAACAACTGCCAATAAGGACTGCTGATCAATGGGACTGCCACTCACGAAGGTGTCCACCACTGCTGAGAACCCAGTCATACCAAGGGATCTCAGCGGCTTGTGCCAATCCACGAACTGGTTTTTTGCTGTTACAATCGTTCATAACCACTTTTATTTCTGTCCACTCTGAAATGCTGACAAAAACTGTCACAGAATGAAATATAAAGAAAGACAAAAAAAAGCGACCCATAAGGGTCGCTGATCAGTGCTAGGGATTGTCTCAGATCAGACCCTTATGAATTCTCCGATAGGCAACCCAGGTCACCGCTTGCATTTGACCCGCTGAGACCGTCTCACCCGTGATCTGAGACGCCTGGCGGGCGGCGTCCCTGTAGAGGTCCTGAATCGCTGCAAACGCCTTAGCGGGGATCGATGGCACGTCGCGCAGACTTCCTACGGTTCCCATCGCGATGTTGTAGGCGTGACCGTCAATTACGGGGCAATCGGTATCACCATTGCGGGCAATGTTAAGGAAGAAAGCAATAACTTTCTGCCCGCTTAAGATAGAAACAATTTCGGCAGAATCTACGTTGCTTGTGAGAATCTGAATCGCCTTTGCTTTATTGTTGCCAAAGGTGCAAACTTTCACGCTATCGGTGTCAATACCCGCACGGATTGCCCGCGCTAAGTTTTCGGCATCCGTTACATTTCTCTCCCATTTATTGTTTGGCGATAGCGCAGCGATTGCGCCTGCGATCTGATCAGTGGAGAATCCGTTTTCTGTCGCGATTCTTTCACTGATTTCGTAGGCGTTGCTATACCACGACAGACCAATTTCGCGGTCCTGAGTGTTAGCGAGGAAGAACAATCCTAAGATCGGGGCAGAGGTGCGGTTGCTGAGGTCCATTGTGGGAGAACGGGAGAGAGCGGCGGCGGTGTGGAGAACCCCTCGCCTTGTGATCACAAGATAGCGACCCTGGCAGGGGATGGCAACCCCTAAAAGCGGAAGAGAATCTGAAGAACCGAAAACGGAAGAAATCTGGAAAAAGTGTTGATTAACACTTGCGTTAAGTTATGTCAATTCTCACTTGCCATCTCACGAGAATCAGATAAGCGACACTGATCACTAGTTGAGAATCATTTGCAACTGCTAAATGAGAATCATTAAAAATCCCCTATTGAGAATCAATAAGATGAACTTACTGAGAATCAATAAGGGATTGATAATGAGAATCAACAACTATTGCGAATGAGAATCAATTGCAGAACACCCACCACAGACTCTCTTGCAATCGATTCTCAATTGCATCAGTCGATGAACCAATCCTGATTGCTTGACTGATCGACCCAGAAGTGATACCGATTGTTGGCAGACCGCAGGAAAATTCTGCTGCCCTTATGCTGCTCAACCATGCATACAGGATCGCAACCCATAAGGTTTGCAAATCGGTTTTTTGCTTTGGAAGAGATCGGTGAGACGAGGACGACCATGATCAAGAGGGGAGGATTGATTTGTTAACGGTATTGTATCAGATCCTGTGTGAGAGGAGAACTAGTAAGAAGAACTAGTTAATGAATTGATACAATACCGCGTGCGTCTAGTCGAGAATTGTGAGCGCACGTCTCGTCGAGATCTATGCGCCCACGTCTAGTCGAGATTTCAGGCAGCGACTTTCTGGAGGGTGTCTGCCTTGATCTGCTGGTTCACGAACTGACCCTTGCTGGTGGCAGCATTGAATGCAGTCACGAACTGCTCAACGTCAGCGACAGTGTAGGTGTACTGGCGACCGCCGTTGAAGGTGACGAGAACCTGACCGTCATCGGTGGTGCTCATTGCTTCGATTGCGCTGGAGGTGAATGCGTTGATCATAATTAAAAAAAGCGATTGAATGCTGATGTGTTTTGAGCGGGATGCATCACCCCCGCTGATGTCCTAATTATAGGGCATTTCACCGCTTGCGGCGACGGGCTAGGACAGTTCCGTAAGTGGATGCCTGATCACTGTAGAACCCCTCAACCATGGGGTCATGGTTGCGCCACAGTGCTTCCACCTTGCGGCAGTCACGGGCAGCATAGAACAGTTCGGCATCAGTCAACTTTTCAGCGTATGCCTCCCAGTTGCGGAAGTCCTCAGCGGTGGCGTGGCGACGGATCATGGCGGTGGGGTTTGATCTGCAGAAATCATACCATAGTTGGGGGGGGGGAGGAGATCGATCGTATCCCCTTGTGCCACTTAGCAAACTGGTCGCACAGGTGGTTCACAGAAGAAAAAAAATATGCTAGGATTGGGGTAGAGCCCTTTGTACATTACAGTATGTGACATGGGGTTGACAGACGCTTTCCGTCATGTGCTAGGATGGAGGTAGAACTTAGTGTTTGTTACGTCATGTGACAATGGGTTGACAGGGGGGTTTCCCCCTGTGCTAGGATTGGGGTAGAGCCCTGACTCAGTTACAACATGTGACAAAAAAGACCCACTGTCTCCCAACAGTGAGTCTCAGGTGGTGTGAGTCTGGGACTTACGCTCTCCCGTGCCGCCCAGTGTGATCAGTAGTGATGGTAAGACATCACGGAGTTGGGGTCGGTGTACCAGTCGTTTTCCAGTAGCACCTGCTCAACCTCATGCACCAGGTCCTCACTCCAGGGGATGTCGTGGGTCTCTTGAACCCAGGTGACCGCCTCAAAGAGGTTGGGGTCCATGTCGTCACGGAAGGCGCGGAGACCGCTCTGCCAGTCGATGGACTGATAGTCGTTGATCTCAGCGGGAAGGTCTTTGATCATGGTTCTGTGGTGTGAACTGAATCAATACTAGTCGGTCAGGATGGGGGACCGTGGATGATCCCCCGTTTTTTAACAATCCGTCACACACCCAGGAAGCGTGCGATCCGCTCCCGCTTCCGCAGGGGCATGATGCGCTTGTAGGTGATGAAGGGACTCTTGCCCACGGTGTACTCGTAGCGACGGATCATGCCATCCGCTGCCATACGCTTGAGCAGCAGCGTGGCGGTGGTGCGTGCTTCTTTAGGCATCCCCAGGGCACGGTTGACCTCACAGACGCGGAGACCGTGGCGGGTCTTGTCGTCATCCATGGGGAGCACGCTCAGCACTGCCCACTCATAGGTAGCGCCGAAGGACTTGCGATCAGTGATGGAGGTGAACATGGTTCTGTGGTGGTGAACAAAGACAATCTACAGGATGGGATGGGAGGGTGTGACCCCTCCCGTAACAATCATTCACAATCCAGGATGATGGACCAGAATGAACCCTTGCCGTGGGTCTGCTCACACCAACGCTCTGCCGCTTCGCTCATGCACGCGATGGGGTCATCATCGAAGTCCTCTGCATCAACGATGCACTCGACCTCCTGACCCCCGTTGGGGATCCAGTGGCGGGCATCGGTGGGCAGGAAGAAGGAGACGAACACATCCACGGTGCGGGGGTTGGTGGTGTGCTGGATGAACTGGGTCATGGTGGGTGTCCCGTGTACTTGCTAATCCTACCATGCCTCAGGCGAGGCGCAACCAACCCTGGCACTGATTCTGTCGCCATTCGTAACGTGCGTCCTCAACGGACATGGAATTGTACTCCGTGTCTGTGATCACGATCACGCGACCATCGGCGGTGGGGGTGAAGGACACCATGTACCCGAAGTGGGGGTAGTTGGGGTGCTGCTGAATGAAGGTCATGTGTCTGTGGTGGTGAAGACCCCCAAATCCTACACCATCGACACCCCCTGCCAACCCATCCAAACCTTAAGATAATATGTGCTTATAGTCCAGGCGCTTAATACACCATCCAGAGGCAGTTGTCAACTCCTCTAACAAATCTTCACCATCACTTGCATCCCAGATCGATCCGATGTAAGATGAAGGCAGAAATTCTTCTGTCTCCTGCTGGTCCTTTGGTGTCCAGTCATCATCCTCTAGACTGCAATCAAATGCAATATCAGTGATAAGATACCTCATTTCTGCGCCTCCACATCAGGTAGCAGACCAATCAGTGTGTCCTCATCATAAAGATCCACGATCTCCTCTTGTATCTCATCCCATGTATATTTCTCATATTCCCGACTTAGCAAATCAAACAACATTTGATCTGCACTTTTATGATCTAAACCATCAATGATATGCCATGCATAATTCTCAATCAACTGCTCAAGATCTTTTTTGTTTGGTGATTGAATCTTCATGATGAATGATGATGAATGTCTGGTCGAGATTTGATGATGATATGCTAGACGAGATCCTCCGCTAATGCATAGTCGAGAGACACTTCAAGATCTGCACACCGTGCCTCGATAAGACCCCACACTTCGGCAGGGTCCAGGTCCAGGGCTTCGATCCAGAAGTCAATGCGTTCAACCGCGTTCATGCAGGGATCTCCGTGCGTTCAGGACTAGTGTACCACACCCCAGCGGATGATTTGCGCTGGGTCAGTTCCCAGCACTTCCACTCACTGCTCAGACTGAAGAGGTAGCAGAACTCCTCATCTGCATTGTCACGGCAGAACTCATCAAACGTAGAATGCATCATCCACGGTGATTCCATGCCAGAACGATCTCCCCACTCCTCATGATAATCGGGTTGGGGGTCACGATCATTCTCAAGCATCAGGTTACCCTCTGCATCGCGGATGTACTCTCCGCTCTCATCACGGAGCATTTTACCAGATTCAGAATGCTTGCGGGTACGCAGTGATGACATACTACCACCATCGATGAGTTCCTTGACATCATCGCGGTTGGTGTAGTGCTTGTTCAGGATACGCCCATTGCCCTCGGGATATCCATCCCAGTGGCAGTAAACGCTGACCACTGAGTGATCCTTCAATTCGATGCCGATGCGGGAACGTGTGCCCATGAGTCCGTGGTGGTGAACTGCAACCAACATAACCCCCAGGAACGCAGCAGGTCAACCAATCCAAACCACTTAGACAACTGGCACACAACCGCTGCATTCTCATGAGTTGTCGCTAGACTTATAGGACAATCAGCACCAACGGCAGTGGGGTAACTGCCTGATCAACACATCGACACCGACCCTGCAATATTTTTTTAATAAAAAAACATTATAAAAAAATCCTTATGATCCCCCACCCAGGACCATAAGGATTATAATATTATGTTGAGTAGTTCAGTGCCTCACCACATGGCACTGTCCAGGTCCTCAACATAAGCACGGACATGTTCTCCACCCTCTAGGTTAAACAGTTTGTTCCAGTCAATCTGGTGCGGATCAAAGTCACCAAGCACTTCCATATCAAGGGTAACACGGTAGCGTTGTTTGCGTGCGACTTCATAAACTGATGCCATGAGAACCTCGTGCAGACTGTGTTATTATAACGCAGAATCGGACAGGTGTCAACGACTCACAAGATTTATTTATACATCAAATATGACATATTATGATATCCTCATAATGACTCTCATACCTCGTCGAGACCTTATGTGAATGACCTTATGATGATAGCATATCTCGTCGAGATTGTCAAGCGACCCCCTCGTCGAGATTTGTGAGAATCCTCATAATTTTTTTGCCCGCCCCTTGACATTTTTTTGCGGTTGTGCTAGAATACGCGGTCTAAGATCACAAGGATCTGAG